TAGAGCACTTGACTTTTAATCAAGTTGTCCGGGGTTCGAATCCCCGATGCTTCATCAAATGGAAACGGCTGAAAACCTTGATTTTGCTGGGTTTTCAGCCGTTTTTCTGTTACAAAAATGAAATTGTAAAAAATGGTCGTACGACAAAGTAGAACAAAGTAATACAAAGTAAATGTGTCACTTCCGTGTCACATATACAGCGCTGCTTCTACGGCCCCTGCGGTGTCCTCGCGCTCCAACATAATGTGATTATACACGCGCAGCACCATGGCCTCGCTGTCGCCCAGGAGCGCCGCAATATTCTTGATCGACACGCGCGGGATCTGGTAGCACATCGCCGTACAGTAATTGTGCCGGAAAATGTGCGCTGTGAGCCCGGATATGGGCTGTTCTGCGACTTCATTCATGGCCTTGATAATTCTATCCCACTTGCGGCGATAAGAGGATTTAGACACCAATTTGCCGCCGCGCATGGAAAAGAGCTGGGTTCCTCTCATGCAGAAACGAACGTAGGACTCAAGAGAAGAGAAGAGCTGCGGAGGGATCGGAACCTGCCGGTATCCGTTATGAGACTTTGGGCACTTGATACTCGGATGACCGGCATCGTCAAATTCGATTGATTTATTGACGTTGATTGTTTTCTCCACAAAATCAATATCGAATCGAGTGAGAGCAAGAACTTCTCCACAACGTAATCCGGTGGCATACAAGATATCCACAAAAATCCGATCAGATGGGGATAACTCAGCATCTTTCATTGCTTTCTTCTCGTTTTCGGTCAGCGGACGCTTCTCATCCGCCTTGTAGTCGACCGGTTTCATGATGTCCTTCAGATCCTCGTAGAGATTCGCGGCGTAAAGGCGATCATGCACTGCGGTCCGCATAATTTGCGAAAAGCAGAGGAGCAGCTGCTGCTGAGTGCGCTTCTTGCCGGCGGCATCGTTGAGGAGCATCTGGTAGTGGATCGGGAGGACGTCACAGAGCCGCACACCCGCCATCTGGCTCATGTGTTTCTCAATGATGTTGAGATACATTCGTTTTGTATTGTTGGCCGCTTCGGCCTTATAGACGGTAAGCCACTTGTGAGCGTAATCCAGAAACAGGATGTGTTTATCGCGGACTGCCTCCATATTTTTGATTTTGTTGTTGTACTGAGCAACCTTTTCTTCCAGATCTTTGCTGCTCTTCTTTGATCGGATCGTGATATAGTGTTTCTGGGTCCCCTGATAGGTGCCGTCCCATACGCGGGCCTGGAAATATCCGTTTTTTTGACGTGTATATTTTGCTTTTGCCATGTTCTATACCTCCATTTTCTGAAAAAGGGTGCAAAAATAACAGGCATCGGGAAACGAATGTTCGTTTTGACACCTGTTCCAGAAAATGGTAATATACAGATGGTACCTGTGTCCATTATCTGGATGCAACCCCGCCTTGGTGTTGGCGCACCGGGGCGGATTTTTTTATTTACTTTTTAATGGCATTTCTTGCAAGGCGTGTATCCTTGCGCCTGCGCATCGGATAACGAGATCTGATGCGGATTTGACATATTGCTGCAGCTTGATTTGGAATGATATTTCTTTCCGGAATCAGAAACCCATACCATAGTTTCCTGCTGATCGGACGATGCCGGAGCCTGTGTAGCGGCGGGAGCAGCGGTTGGCTGTGTATCGGAAAGATAATCACTTGCCACGTAAGCCTCTGTCCCATTGTAGTCGATCTTAGACCAACCGTTTTCAGAACTGATAACGGTAACAGAGTCGCCAGCCGAGAACGTGCCGAGCTTTTCGGCATCCGCGCTTGCAGCGGCTCGAATGTTGAGCGATGACTGGGAGTACATTACTTTCGTTTCCACGGGCGCTTCTGTGGGAGTCGGCGTTGAGGTCTCAGACACAGCAGAAACGGTGGAAGATGAAGCTGCGGAAGAGGATGAAGCCGCGGCTTCGGCTGCTTTCTTCCGCCCGCTACTGAACCCGCTTGAGAAGACACCGACGATCAGGAAAAACAGAATGAAGCCGAGCAGGATAGTGCCACATCCGACGGTTCCACTTTGCGCTTTTTTAGAGGATTTCCTTTTACGAGATCCTCCACCGGAAGTTTTAACGTAGCTCAGTCCGGTACCAGGCGCGCTTACAGTGGTTGTCTTTCGACCGCTGCTACTCACAGAATGATGAACACCTTTCCCGCCAACAGAAACACCAACGCTCTTATTGGAGACGTTCAGTTTGACGCCTGGAGCAATTTTCTTACTCTTTTTGAATCGCATACCCATAACGATTCCCCCTTTCTGGAAGTATAATTTCCCGAATATCGGGAACTATAATGTCATGAAAATATTAATTCAAGACATCATATACAAAAGAAATTTGACGCTCCGCCAGGCGGCCTTACTGACTGGAATCCCAAAATCTACGCTGGAAGATATCTGCAGCGGAAGAATGCCGAGAATCGACACGATGGAATCCATAGCCAAAGGCCTGAAAGTGCGGATTACAGACTTATTCGACAGTCCGTACAAATAAGTGTCCGGGAACCCGGACAAATGTCAAAAAATACTAATTTTCGCCCGAAGATCTCGTATTATTAGCAAAGGGACGTTCGAAAAAAGATATTGAAATCGAACGAACGTTCGTATATAATAAGGATAGAGATCGGAGGGCGTACATATGGACTACAAAAAAATTATAATTGAGATGCTCGATCATGCAAATCAAAAACAATTGAGAATGATTTACATTCATATTCGAGCACTCTTGGGGCTGAGATAACTCAGCCCTTTTTTATTTGGATGGAATCAAGGAAATTTTCTAAAACGCTCCATCCGTTTTCATCCAGTGCAGCCAAACCAGAAATCAGGCGGCGTTTGAAAGAATCTTCTTCATTAGAAAGCAAATCTCCGATAAATTCTTCAATTTGTTCGTCCTTAGATAATTCGGCAAACATTTCGCCATCTCCTGTGCGGAGCCATTCAGGATTAAGATTGAATGTCGCACAAATCAAATCTAAAAAAGGTTCATCGGGATTGGTCCGACCGAGTTCAATATTTTCAATTTTCCCTCTGCTTTTTAAACCTAATTTATTGGCGAATTCCTCTCGGGATAATCCGAGAGCTTTTCTTAACTCCTTTATGCGTTCGTTCAATGTTTTCTCACCTCCGTTTCTAAAAATATTATAACACCTGCAAAATACGTTGTCAACGTAAATTAAAAGAAAAAATGCGAAAAATACGTTGACAATGCGTTGATAATGCGTTATAATACGTTCACAAAGCAAAATAAGACAGAAAAGGAGTGGCGAATATGTCAGAAAGAGAAAAAGAAATTCTTGAAAAGCTTACAGAAAAACTTCCGCACATGTCCGAAAGAGAGCGCGGCTATTTGGAAGGCACGATCAACACCGCGGCGGCGATGAGCGAGAGACAGAAAGAAAAATCGCAGAAGCTGGAAAAATAAGAAGAAAGGGGAAATCTGAATGGAAAAGATAACCACAGATGAAGCAGCAAAGATGCTGGAGCACCTGACAGGAAAGAGATACGTAATCAGTGCCAGCAAGAAGAAAGAGCCTATGCGCGTCGAGTATCCGGCGCGCTACATGAGAAAAGCGGAGCTGCTGAGAATGGAGAATCCGCTGATCGGAAGAGAAGTCCTGAACCGGGCGATCATGTACGCACCGGAGGGCGTAGCACGGAAAGTTGATCCGCGGAAGAAAAACAGTCCGGTCATTTTTGACACGGAAAAATTCGAGGAGTGGAGGCAGAGGCATTGAAAGTACAGAACGTAATTGCCGTTATGGCAGGAGTAGCAGGAACATGGATCTATTTTGCGGGAGTGGAGCAGTGGAAGCCGTTTCAGATGGCCGCAGGCCTCGGAATTGCTGCCGCCGGCTGGGCGGTCAAGCGGATCTGGGAAACGATCGCAAAGCGTAAAGCAGAAGAAGAGGAGCGGATCGCACGCCATAAGGACGAGGTGTTTTCGATTTGGATGAACTGCGGAGCAAGTATGTTGTTTAGAGGTGATAAAAAATGGCAAAAGAAAGATTGACAGTAAAAAATCCAGACGGAACGTACCGGATCTGGATGGATCACGCCGGAACATTCCGGCTGGAAAGCCAGATGAACTCTGTATTTGCTTACGGAGACTTGGTAGACAAGCTGGGAAGATATGAAGATCTTGAAGAAAAGACAAAAAAGCGTCCTACATGCTGAGAAACATGTAGGACAGGGATTAGAAGTGTTTTTTCGATATTTATCTTATCACGATCGGCATCGAAAGTCAAAGAAAATATTGAAAAAATAAGGGGAGAAAGTCCCCTGTTAAACCTCGATTAAGAGATTAAAGTTAGGACACATGAGATGGCGACGAAGAGGAAAGTATATAGGCTCCGAGGGGGAACTGTGCTGGATATTGATGAGTTCCACGACGGGAGATATGGAGGCCCAGGAGGCAAGAGAGAAAAGAAAAGGGAAACAACTCCGGAGCAGATGAAAGAAGCCAACAGAAGAACGAAGGTGAAAAACTGTCAGAGGAGGATGCTGCAGTATTTTCGATCGGGAGACTGTTTCGCGACGTTGACGTATGCAGTACAAAACAGACCGGAAACGATGGAACAGGCGGTGACTGACTTCGGGAAAGCATGGAGAATGGTTCGCGCAGAATATAAAAAACGTGGAGAAGAACTTTTTTGGATGCGAAACATAGAACGAGGAACCAAAGGAGCGTGGCATATACACGTTATCATTAACGAGATCGGAGAAACAGCAGCGATCCTGCAGAAAGCCTGGAAAAAAGGTGGGATATACATCGAAACCATAAAACAAAATGAAAGACTATATGATCCGTCTTTCCGGAAGCTGGCTGAATATATGACAAAAGACGGAGACACAAAAGAGAAGAAGCAGGACGGAACGCTGGCAAAACCGAAACTGAGAGAAGCGTCATACAACCATTCCAGGAACATGCCATTGCCGGATCCGGAGAAAAAATATCTGAAAAGGTGGAAAGAAGAAGTAAAACCGCCGAAAGGGTACTATATAGCGGACTACTACGAGGGGATCAACCCAAAAACGGGCTATAAATACCGACGCTACACATTGATCAGCCTGGAAAGGAGGAAAGAGGACGATGGAGACCGGCATCTACATAGAGCTAAGCGCAAACGATCCGCGAGAAAGAAGCCGTAGTTGGGGCTATGTACTGGAAGCTCCTGGAGGAAAGACCAAACACGATACAGGAGAGTGTACCAGTACAATGCACGGAGCCACCCTGCAGACATTGATCAAGGCGCTTGGACGGTATCACAAGCCGAGTCAAATCACGATACACGCCGCGGACGAATGGGTTCTGAACATGCTGGAGAATCAACTCCCGGCATGGGAGCAGAACGGTTTCCGGAATGCGCGTGGGGAACCGATCAAGTATCAGCAGGAGTGGGAGCAGCTGGCAGAAAAAGTAAAAGACCACAAGATCACGATCGCGCCGGGACGGCATGAATACAGCGCCTGGCTGCAGGATGAAATGAAAAGAGGAAGATGAGATGTTTGAACGATTTGGAGAGCTGGAATCAGCAAAAGAAATTAACGAGTTGGCAGTAAATCTGTTCAACGAGGGAGACGTGGAGAGCCTGCGCGTCATGGCGACAGAAAACGGAATTCCGGAGGTTTTCGTGGATTTGTTCTGCGCCGGGGAAATCCCGGAACTGTGTGATCCGATGACAGCGGCATTGGGCAAAATTGAGGTCGAGTCTGCGGAAATGCAGCCGAAAGAAATTATGGAGGACTGGGTGGAGTACATGAAAAGCCAGTGCATGGAAAATGAGCTGATGGCGTACAGCGTCAGAAAAAAGGGGAAATCGTTGAAAGGATGCATTGCCGCACTGCTGAAATGGTCATTTGGGAACCAGATTCCAGTCGAAAAGGAGATTTTAAAAGCCGCCGGTGTGACAGCGGGAAGAGTGACGCTGGGGATTCCGGGGATGGGAACTGCGAAGCGGATCATCCGGGAATATTATCTGGGAAAGTAGGCATAGCAGATGAGAAAAAAAGAAATTGAGAAAATCCCGTATTTGGGATTGAAGAAAATCAACAGAAAAAAAGATGTGAAGTACATCGGAGTGACAGCGGTTAAGATCGTTGGAAACAAAAAGCACTTGTTTTTGGAGGTGTACAAAAACAAGAAAGAATCCAAAATGGTACCTGTGGTGCGGATCATCCTTACAGAAAAGGAGTTTTGGAATTATTTTCCCAAAACAGAGCAGTGGACACGGCAGAAAGTGGAGAAAGATGGTGGATACGGGAATTATATATGGGGAGAAAAAGCTGTTACATGGGAGCAGATAGAAAAAGAAAATGTCCTCCAGAGCACGGAGGATCTGGAAAGAATAAAGAAATTCTGCAAGATAAAAATGCCTGTATACTACGAGGCGCGCTGGTGGCAGTACATCTACAAGCACGAGGATGATCTTGCGACCGCTGCCAGAATTGACAGAGAACATCGAAAATTCGTGCGCCGACAGGAAGCACTGAAAGACAGGATGGCACATACCGCAAAACTTCCGGAAAAAAGAATCTTAGAATATGCGGACAGAATTTATTTTCAAAAGGAACATCATCTGTACTACAAAAAATATGGAAGTTGGACAAAAATTGCCTGCAGCAAGTGCGGCGGCGTAACGGATGCGCGGTGGAGAGATGGCATATCCTACGAGAGCCAATTTCAGAAGCATACCGAAGAACCGCGAGAAGGAAAAAGCGGAAAATGCCCGATGTGCGGCGCGGTTGGAACGTACAAGTGCCAGGGAAAAATAAAGGGTGAATACAGTAAGAAAATCCATCTGTTCCTGGGACAACGATACAAAGAAGATGGAGCAGTGCTGCGGTACGTGGAGATTGAGAAAGCATGGACACTGGGCTTCATCGAGGGGAACGATGGACCAGAGATGTACAATGCCGCAGAAGAACTTTCCGGCGTAGAGGTGGCAAGAGCCTACTTTGAGCCAGGGAAAAAGGTGCAGATCGACTATCATAAACACGACTTGTACCGAAATGAAGACGTTTGGGACGACTGCAATCTATATGGATTTGCCAACATTGACATCAAAGCGGCGCCGATTATGTCGGAAACCTACGAGGAGCTGAAAAATACGATATTCCGGTACAGCGGTCTAAAGGAATATGCGGCGCAGGTGAAAGAAGTAAATCCGATCAGGTATCTGCAGACATACCAGAAAACGCCGCAGATGGAGATGCTTGCGAAAATGGGATTGAATGAGACAGCGGAAGCAATCAATGATGGGCACGTTGGAATTGTTGTGGATGCATCCGCGAAAAGACTGGACTCTTTTCTGGGAATTCGAGCAGAGTGGGTGAAAAAGCTGATCGAAGGGAAAGGAAATCTGCGCATCCTGAGAGTTCTGCAGATCGAAAAGAGCCTCAATCAGCACTGGACGGAAGAACAGGTGGATCATCTGGCAGAAACAGGGCTGGATATCGCACACGTTGCGCTGGCCATGAAATACATGACAATTCAAAAATTACTAAACCGTATCGAAAAATATGCTGGATGCGCTTACGGAACAAACTGCGGAAGGGCAATGAACGAGATACAAAATACGGCCATCATGTATCTGGACTATTTGGCAATGCGAGAAAGACGGGGATATGACTTGAATAACTCTGTATACCAGCAGCCAAGAAATTTAGACGAAGCTCATGCACAGATGACTGCGGAGACAAATCGGGAAAAAGTCGAGAAACGACTGAGGGAGACGGAAGAAAAATATCCGAACATCAAGAAGCAGTACAGGAACCTGCGAAAAGAATACTACTACGAAGATGCAATGTATGTCATCCGGCCGGCCCGATCAGCGGCGGAGATCGTGATGGAAGGAAGGATTCTCCATCATTGCGTGGGAGGAGATAACTATTTGAGCAAACACAACGAAGGGAAAAGCTATATTCTGATGATGAGATGTCAAAAAGAACCGGAAACACCGTATATCACCATCGAAATCAACCCGGAGCAAAAAAGAATAGTGCAGTGGTATGGAGAAAGGGATACAAAGCCGGATAAAGAAAAAATTCAGAACTGGCTGGATAATTATCTGGAAAAGCTGAAAAGCGGAACTCTGCAGGAAGAAACCAGTGAAATGATGACAATGACAGCATAGGAGGTAGGTATGGAAGAATATACACAATTAACCCTGGATGACTGGCTTGCGATGAAAGAGAGCCTTAAGCGGGACTTGATCGGCGTGCAGGAGAGTTTTGTGCGGATCGGTTACACACTCCGGAAGATCGAGGAGCAGAAGCTGTACAAAAATGACGGTTATGAGACAGTGACGGAATTTGCCAAGGCAGAATACGGATTGAGCGCATCAACGATCTCGCGATTTATGAGCATCAACCGAAAATTCAGCATCGACGGTTATTCGGACCGTCTGCGGCCGGAATATGCGCAGATGGGGAGCAGCAAGCTCTCCGAGATGCTTTCCCTGCCGGATGCAGACTTAGAAATGGTTCGGCCGGAGATGCCAAAGGCGGATATTCGGGAATTAAAACATTTCAACAAGGAGGAGCCGGTGCCGGAAGCCGCGGATTCGCTGGAAAAATTGGTGTGGAAGTTCTTCGAAGCCAATGCAGCGATCGCGAAGGAGCTGGAACAGAGCGAGGCCTATGCGGACGGCGAAGCGGAGAAAATGGTTGAGATCGTCAACCCGGCGGGAGTCAAAACGTTCCGCGCCGGGCTGTACTATATGGCGATGTACGAGAATGACATCCAGATTAAGCAGTTTGGACAGCAGCCACAGAAAATGAGTTGGGCGGAGTTCTTCGCGATCACAAAGAAAATCTTCAAAAGCGCGGAATGGAGCCAGAGAGTGCAGGAAGAAGAACATCCCAAAACAGAGACACAGGAAAAAGCTGAGAAAAACCCAATTGCGCCGGCGCAAATTAAAAAGCCAGAAAGCCCTGTAAATACAGAAGCGGAGCCGGTTTTGGAGACACCGAAAAAGCCAGAAAAAGAGACGTCCCAAAATGCGGCGCAAAAGAAAAATGAGGCACCGCAATCAGAAGAACCGCGGAAACCAGAAGAAAAAGTGCAAAGTGAGACGGAAATTGCGGAAAACGGAGCGGAAAGCACGCAAAACGCAACGGAAATCACACAAAACGCAACGGAAACCGCACAAACCGAGACAGAGGAGCAGCTGCCGGGGCAAATGAATCTTCCAGAGGATTATCCGGGAACGGAGAGCATTGATGTACTGGGAAAGACGATGCAGCGAAAAGAGTATCTGGATACGCTGACCGCGTGGGGCGTGGCGGAATACCTGCATAAAAATCTGACAGCAGAGATCCTGGGAAACAGAGAGGGTCTCTATGAATGGCTGAAAGGCAAGGTCGATGAGCGGGGATATGGAATGGAGGACGTGAATGTATTGTAGAAGAGAGGGTACGGCGATCAAGGAAGAAATATACCGATATATCGCCAGATACATTTCAAAACATGTATATCCGCCGAGCTACAAAGAGATAGCGGACGAACTGAGCATATCTGCAAAAACGGTGAAAAAACACATGGATGAGCTCGTAGCCGATGGAATCCTTGAGACAGATGCGGAGCCGGGAGTGCAAAGAGCGTTCCGGATCAAAAATACAAAGGTAATAAAGAAAGGGGAAAAGAAATGAATAAAGTGATGCTGATGGGAAGATTAACCAGAGATCCGGACGTCCGCTGGACACAGGGACCGGAGCAGAGTGCGGTGGCGCGCTATACGTTGGCAGTGGATCGCCGATTTCAGAAAGAGGGAGGAGCGACTGCGGACTTCATCGGATGCGTAGCGTTTGGCCGGCAGGCGGAATTTGCAGAGAAATATCTGCAGCAGGGAATCAAGATCGCCATCACCGGACGGATCCAGACCGGAAGCTATACGAACCGTGAGGGGCAGAAGGTATACACGACAGATGTGGTTGTAGAGGAGCAGGAGTTCGTAGAGAGCAAGGGAGCGAGCGCGGCCAGACCGCCAAAGAGAAAGACAGAACCGGAGACGGATGACAATGGATTTATGAATATTCCAGAGGGCGTTGAAGATGAAATTCCGTTCCGGTAACAGAGAGGAGAGAGAAAAATGTTATTTCCGAAACCGCAGACGAAAAAGAAGAGAAAGAAGCACAGAGAGAGCCTGCTGCAGAACAAGGAGAGCCGGATCTGTTATCTCTGCGCCAGAGGGGGGGATTATAGCTGGAAACAGGTGTTGGAGGAACACCACATCTTCGGCGGACCGAATCGGCATCTGTCAGAGGAATATGGTCTGAAAGTCTATATCTGCCCGGAATGCCACAGGACATCAGCCAGAGCAGTGCATCAGGATCCGGCGGGAGAAGCGAACCGATATCTGCAGGCGGAAGGGCAGAAAGCATTCGAAGAGAATTTCCCGGAATTAAGTTTCCGGGAGATCTTTGGGAAAAATTATCTGTGAGGAAGAAAAAATGGAAGATTACGAAAAATGTAAGCACGTGCAGAGCATTGGAACATACGCGGTATATGTTGATCCGGGATGCCCAAAAGCGCACAAAATAAAAGGGACATTGGTAAGCTCGCGACGGAAGTGTGAACACTGCCGGGAAGAAGGAGAAGAGAATGAAAAAAATACCGGAAGAAATGGAAAAATTGATTCTGGAAATGCTGCAGAAAGGGGAAAAATATAAAGCAATCACGGCCAGAACCGGAGTGACAGAAGCTACAGTTGGAAGAGTAGCAAGAGATAACGGAATATGCAGAAGGAAAAGGAATGCTGAAAAGGGAAATAATTATCCGCCGGAACTGATGGAAGAATGGGATCGTGTAAGAATTGAAATTTTGAAGAAAGGATAAGGGGAAATGGAAACGATTATTGGAATTTTGGCGCTGTGCGCGGTTATGTTAGGCGGCACCGCGTGGCTACTGAACCGACCAGGACATCCAAAGGATCCGCGGGAGGATGAAGAACAGATGGAATACTTAAGAGAATGGAGCGAGAAACATGGTAAGGCTAACAGAAAAGAGTAAAACAGGATTATGGCACCTGAGAGGTGTAAGTTGGGAGCAGCTTCGGACTGGGCATAAAATCACAAAAACGGTAAGCGAAAAGATCTACGGTGCTCTGTGTAAATTGAAAGACTACGAGGATTCAGGCATGAATCCGGATCAGGCAGCAAAAGCAGCAGAAAAGAATACTCCGACGGAACCGAAGGAAATGCAGGATTGGAACGGAATTACGGTTTACGAGTGCGAAAACTGCGGATGTGATGTATTTGAGACTCAGAACTACTGTCCGTACTGCGGTCAACGACTGAAGTGGGAGGAATAAGATGCGAGCAGTTGCAAAAACGCTTATGATAATTTTTGCGGTAGTAGAAGTGGGTTTGGGATTAAAAAGGACTGTGACGATTGCGGATCGTGACGGAAATAAGGAATACGTTCCGTCAAAAGAAGATCAGATCCTAGGAATGTTGGATTTTATTCTGGCAATGCAGATGATTCAAGCTGCAATGAGCATACAAAAATAGAAAGGAATATGGACTATGGGAATTTGGGAAGTGATTCAGAAAGAAATTGTAGATAAGCCGGAAATATCTGCGGAGTTGAGAACATCATGGAGGGAGCAGGAAAGCATGGTGTTGACGCTTGAAAATACGAAAACAAAACAGAAAACAGAAAGGGGATTTTGCACAGAAGAAGGTGGAACGGAAGAAAGAATGAAAGATATAGTCCGGGAAATGCTGCTGAGGCTGGATGACGTAGATGAATGGAGAAGAAAGCTGGCTATGTTGAAACTGATACAGGCGGCGCTGGATATTAAGCTTGATCAGAGACAGAAACAGTACGCATTATCAGAGATTCCTGCGTGGCCGGTCGAAGGGAGAAGAACGGGAAAAACACTGGCAAATGTAATCAAAATATTGATTAACGAAAAAGAAACAATAGGAATAACGAGAGATAGTGCGTGGCGGTACACGGATGATAACCGGTTCGGATATGCGTATGTATGGGAGCAGGCAAAAATATTAAAAATGATCAGTGACAAATTACGAGAAAAAGACGTGCCGGTTCCGGAAGTGAAGCTAATAGAATTGTGGTAAAAGCCAAATGGTAAGAGGAGGTGAGACCGATGGAGCAGAACAGAGATGAGAACGAAAAGAAAAAGGAATATCTCAAAAGATATCACAGTGCAGTGCTTGCGGAAAAGGCGATCCAGCAGGAGATTGATGAGCTGAGAATGGATAAGATGTACCCCATGCTGATTCAGGACGGGATGCCGCACGGGAGCAGTTGTGGAGATCTGTCGGAATATGCCGCACAGCTTGACGGATTACTGGCGGATCTGAAAGAACAGATGGAGAAGCGGATCAGCATCCGGAGAGAGATCACGCAGAAAATCGAACAGATGCAGGACGAGACGGAAAAGACGGTGTTAAGATTACGATACATCCATTGGCTCCGGTGGGAGCAGATTGCCGATCGGATGGGATACGGCTGGACACATGTACATAGAATCCATGGAAGAGCATTGACTAATTTCAAGATGGAATAGAATGGAACGCAGCATATGTGATATAGTGTAAAAGAAGAGAAACAGGAAAAGGAAAACCGGTTCTCTTCCAGTTCAAAAATCGATCACACCTTGTCGAAGAAAATCCCTGCAGAAATGTGGGGATTTTCTTATGGGGGAAACATGACAGATAAAGAAGCAAAGGAATTCTACAATTCCGAAAAGTGGAAACACAAACGCCTGGCCATTCTGCGAAGAGATCAGTACGAATGCCAGGACTGCAGAAAGAGACTGCAGGAAGCAAAAGAAAAAGATGTGAGGCTGCCGGCGATGGATGCAAAGATCCGGAGGGCAACACAGGTCCATCATATCATGGAGCTGAAAGAGCATCCGGAGCTGGCGCTGGATGATGAGAACCTGGTGAGCCTGTGCACACAGTGCCACAATGAGCGGCATGGCAGACATGTCGAACGGAAATTCATTCCGAAGCGCCGAGTGATCGCGCCGGAGCAGTGGTGACCATCCCCCCGGGGTAATTCTCGGCGATTTTTGGCCGGGGTAGAACGGGTAGGAAGGGGCATGACTGTTCAGATTTTTCGGATTCTCGCGTGAAAGGGGTGGGGTAGCCAGTTCGGATGGAACAGAAAAACAGAAGGGTGGTGAGCAGATGTCACAGAAAGATGTTAAAGAGTCGCTGCTGGAGCAGTTGAAATTACAGGGAAAAACGGCGGATTTTTACGGGGATCTGGTGGAAGATTATATGCACTACTGGAAATTAAAAAAGGATCTGATTCAGGATATTAAAAAGCGTGGAATCCGTTATGAAGCCATGAACGGAAACGGAATTAAGGTGGAAAAAACGAATGAATCTGTGCAAAATCTGCAGAAAACCACGGCAATTATGTTAAAAATTTTGAGTGATCTTGGTCTGAGAGACCAGATCTCGAATGAGTCTGAGGCAGATGGTTACCTGTAAAGAAATTGACGACTATCTTGCCTACGCGAAAGCACATCCGGAATGGATCAACACAGAAAGAAAACTGTTAATCGAGAACATCGTACTCACGACTTTGAAGAGAGACGATGTTTTTTTTGACGAAGAAACCTACAGAAAATGTCTGCAGTATTGCGAGAATAATTATTACCCACTTTTTACGTACCAGAAATTCATTTATGCGTTTGCTTTTATGTACATTGACGACATGCCGCTGTTTCAAAAATTCATCGTGATGATGGGAAGAGGAAACGGAAAGGATGGATTTATTGTACCGCTGGCGAATTTCTTTCAGACGCCATTGTACGGCGTTGAAAATTATCACATAGAAATCGTGGCGAATGCGGAAGATCAGGCGAACGAAACTTTCAAAGTTGCTTACAATGTCTGCAAAAAGAAAAAGTTTAAAGGAAAATTCAGCGTTACAAAAGAGCTGATCACGAATCTCAAGACCGGGTCGGAGTTGAAATACAATACAAGCCGAGCGGAAACCAAAGATGGAAAAAAGCCCGGATGCCTGATTCTGAATGAGATACATGCCTATGAGAATTATGATCAGATCAACGTGTTTGAAAGTGCACTTGGAAAAGTAAAGCATCCGCGGGAATTCATTATCACGACAAATGGATACGTGCGAGATGGACCTCTGGACGAAATCCTGACGATGATAGAAGAGATTCTGAGGACGGGAGAAAATCCGCTCGGATATTTTCCTTTCGTCTGCAAGCTGGACACGAAAGAAGAAAAAGATCTTCCGGAGGCCTGGCACAAAGCGAACCCATCGTTGGAATATATGCCAATTTTGGCAACGCAGATCATGAAAGATTATCTGGAAGCACAGAAGCTTCCGAGTAAACTTCCGGAGCTGATGACAAAACGTTTCAATTTGCCGGCGCGGAATGAAGAAGAGACCGTAACGTCGTGGGAAAACATTCTGCGGTGCTGCTATGACGATATCGAGCGGAAAACGCCGAGAAGAACTGCAGACACGAAAGGAAAGCTTGCGATTCTGGCGTTGGACTATGCCGATATTCGAGATTTTGCGTCGGCCGGAGTGCTGACACAGGACGGTGAGGAGTTCATATGGAGGCAGCACACATGGATCTGCAAAGATTCGCCATTTCTGGAAAAAATCAAATTCCCGCTGAACAATTTCGGACAGCCGGAATTTGAGGACTTCGAGGTGGTGGATGGCCCGACAATTCCAATTGATGCCATCATTCGGTGGTGCGTTGAGAGGATGAACGAATATGTCGTGCAGAAAATCACGATGGATACTTACCGCTACCAGATGTTCAAAACAAAATTCGAGGAGGCGGGAATATCAATCGAAAGCAAACAGAATCCGGCGGGGCTGGTAAGGCTGGTACGAAGAATTGGATCGGCGTGTGCCATCATTGCTCCGGAAATTGAAAGACTGTTTGCGGAAGGAAAAATAAATTATGGTCCATCATCCATCATGCGATGGTACACGAACAATACGAAAGTGAGCACGGACAAATACGGAAACAAGATGTACGGAAAAATAGAACCGAAGTTAAGAAAAAACGATGGATTTATGGCTTTCGTGGCGGCGATGTTTTCGAAGGATGAGATAAAGGAGACGGTTATCTATGTTTGATTGGCTTTTCAAAAGAGCAGAAAAAGAAGAGTCTCTGCTCGAAATCATAACATCGACCACACAGCAGCTGCAGTTGTATGAGTTCGCAAAAGAGAAAGCAATTGGCATGATTGCGGATGCGATTGCAAAATCGGAAATTGTAGTCCAGAGGAAAGACAAAAAAGGAACAAGACGGGCAAAAGATGACGTCTATTGGCGGCTGAATGTGCGACCGAATGCCAATGAAACCGGAACGGATTTCTGGCGTGCGGCGATCCACAAACTGCTGACGAAAAAAGAAGCGTTAATCTGCAGAGTGGGTGAGCAATACTTTCTTGCGGATTCCTGGACACTGAATGACAGTGTAATCTTACCGCAGATCTACAGCGATATCACGATCAGCTGCAACGGAAGAACGATGACGCTGGACATGTACCTGACGGCGGATCAGGTGCTGCACTTGCGGCTGCGAAATGACCGGCTCAGTGCACACCTTGGGAATATTGCGAAAAAGTACAATAAGCTGGCGAACGCGGTCTGCACGATGCAGACGTATGTTAATACGCCGAAATTCAAGCTCCATTTTGACGCAACAAATTCCATCATTGCGACAAAAGATGAGAATGGAAACGTGAAAACGCTGACAAAAGATCAATACAAAGAGAAGCTGCAGGAGACGTTGCTGAGTGATGAACCGTCAACTATCATCACGAGCGCCGGAATTGATATCAACCAGATTGAAATTAAGGCCGGAGGGGCAAGTGAGGACGTTGTAAAGTTTGCGAAAGAAATTTTTAAGGACACCGCAATGGCATTTAACATCCCAATGGCGGTATTCCTGGGAGAAATCACAGAAAAAGCGGACAGCACAAACGAGTTCATCACCTACGCAGTTTCACCGATTGCCGAAATTCTGAACGATTCATTCAACGCAAAACTTGTCGGAAAAGAAAGTTATGAAAAAGACGAGAAAATTTGGGTGGATCTGTCAAGATTCAAGCACCGCGACCTGATCGAGTGCGCAACCGGCATGAGTACCCTGCGGAGCATCGGCTTCAACCTGGATGAGCTGCGGGAATCCATCGGCTGGGAAGCACTGAATACAGAATTCAGCCGAAGCCGTATGGTGACAAAGAACTATACCGCGGACGAAAGCGCGGTCACGGGAAACACAGAATAAATCTCCCAGCTGATGGGTGAAACAGCAAATAACAAGGGAAGGAGAAAGCCATGAAAAGAAAAGAGATGCATTACTGCCAGCAGGTGGATGGCAACGTGCACAAGATCTTTCTGTATGACGATATCTCGAAATATGGAGAGTGGAACTGGGAAACCTGGGACTATGACGAGTCGGAGACATCCGCGGCACATTTCCAGAAGCTCCTGGAAGCGGTGCCGGATGGGGAAGAAATTGAACTGCATATTAATTCCTACGGCGGATCGGTTTCGGAAGGAACGGCCATCTACAACCTGCTGCAGGAGAGCAAGGCACACAAAGTGGGAATCGTGGACGGCGTATGCCATTCAATCGCGTTTACAATTCTGCAGGGGTGCGATGAGCGAATCATGGGGTACGGCACAAGCGCGATTATCCACAACATGTGGGCCAGCGTCACAGGAAATGCAAAACAGCTCCGGGAAGAGGCGGACAAGCTGGACGTGTGTATGGAATCCTGTGTGCAGCTGATGATGCGCCGTGCGACCATCGATGAGGCAGAACTGAGAGCCATGATGGATGCAGAGACCGTGCTCACACCGCAGAAAGCCCTGGAATGCGGATTAATTGATAAAATCGGCGTGGAGCAGAAGGAGGAGCCGCGGACAGAACAGCTTCTCGCAGAAAATGAACAGCTGATCAAACAGCTGAACAATCGCACATTCCTGGATGCGGAGGTTAAAAAGTTCATGCGGGCCGTTGCGCCGGCGCAAAAACAGAAAAGCGGATTTGACGCTTTCTTTCAGAAAGGAGAAAAAAATGAACATCGATAAAATCACAGAGGCAGAGCTGAAACAGAAAGTAATGAAGATGATGGAAGATGCAGACGATAAGGTAGAGGCGATCTATCAGGCTGCAGCTATGATCGTGGAGGAGAAAAACAAAGAACTCATCAATCAGCTGGTGGAGCAGAACGCCCGCGCGGCTCACGATGAGGAATACAGAAAACGCCTGAACCTTCACAATCTGTCAGACAAGGAAAAACAGTTCTACGAGGGGCTGAAAGATGTGAAACAGGCAATCACTGCAAAGCAGATCGACATTATTCCGGATGAAATCATCGACAGAACGCTGGATGATGTGAAAAAGGCAAGTAAAATTCTGAGCCTGGTAAAATTTGCCCCGGCAAATGTGAAAAAATGGCTGGTTGGTGAACATTCCGGGACTGCAGTATGGGGGGACTTAACAGATGCCATCAAAGGAGAGCTGAACGCAAGTTTTGAAACTCTTGACCTGGAAGTGAAAAAACTGACAGTATATCTTGTGATTCCGAAAGCAATTCGGGATCTTGCGCTGCCATTTGTGGACAAATATTTTACGGCAATTCTTGCGGAGGCAATGCAGGACGGTCTGGTAAAAGGATATCTGGATGGAAACGGAAAAACGGGTCCTGTAGGAATCATGAATAAGATCGCGAGCTTCAAAGCGGACGGAACCGCGCAGGCGAAAACGGTAATGAACACGGTAACCAAATTCAGCCCGAAAGGACTTGCTCCAGTAAGAAAGACACTGAGCAAAGACGGAAAGAGAGAAATCGGAACGCTGTATTTACTGTGTAATCCGAGCGATGAGGCGGAATATGTGGACCCGGCGCTGTATGGAGAAAGTCTCACAGGAGGATATAGAAACACCTCATTTATGAGCCTTGAAAAGATTCCGGATGCGAACGTACCGAAAGGAAAAGGCATTTTTACCATGACAGGTGTCTACACGATGGGAGCATCTGGCGTGGAGCTGAACACTTATGATCAGACAAAAGCAATGGATGATGCAGACGTTATCATCGGAAAATGCTATGCGAACGGCCGCGCGGTGGATGATGACTGCGCCGTAGTATTTGACGTGACGAAACTGGAAGAGTACGTGCTGCCGGTTCAGCAGGTAACGGTTCCACAGACAATCGCGCAGGCAGCAGAGCCAACAGGAGAATAAGGAGGTAAGGCGGAATGCTGGAAGAAATGATCGAGGAAGTGCGGCAGGAATTTCAGATTCCGCCGTATTTCCCGGATGAGTCGCTGCTGCGGTACCTGAAAGAAGGAAAACACCGTCTTGATACACTCAATCCGGGAAGAAGCCTGGAAACAGATGATACGTTTCGAAGTCTGCTGAAAAATTACGTGTACTACGCGTACAACCACAAAACATACGAATGGGAGCAGAATTACGCTGCGATTATCTTATCCTGGCAGCTGGAAAGCGAGGTACCGACATGAGCCTGCCGGTGTACACAAGCGGCTGTTTTGAACTCTATAGAATCAAAACAGACGAAACCAAAGACTTTCCGGAGGATATTCTGGAAAATCAGCACATGACGATCTGGTACAACGAGATCTCTGTGTATGACCATACCAGATACGCACTGAGTCAGAGCGGACGGGAAATCACAATGAAAATTCGGATTCCGCAGTACAAGAAAATTGACAGTGACTGTGTGTGTATCATTGAGGGAACACAGCACAGAGTCTATAACGCCGCACACATCATCAACAAGGACGGATTCCCGGAAACGGAGCTCACACTGGTGCGACCAGATCGAACGATTGAGGTGATTGCATGAAAAAACAGGAATTAAGCGATTTGCTCCACTCGCTCCAGATCCCGGTCAATGAGGGAATCGCAAGCCAGGAAAATACAAACAAATACCCGCGTGTGGTCTATTGGGACTATATCTGGGAGGATATTCTGGCATCTGGAGAAGAGTACGAAAATGTGGAAACATACCAGATTAGCTTCTATTCTCGTACGCCGCGGAATGAAAAACTGATGGAACTGAGAGAAAAACTCAGAGAAGTCGGGTTCCATCCTACCATCTATCACGAGTACGTGCAGGAAGATAAGGTCTTTCATTCTTATTTTTCCGTTGAGGTAACAGTATGAATGAGGACGATTTCTATTCCGCCGGCATGAACGAATTTCAGAAGATCATTCAGGAATATCAGGAGAAATTCGAACAGAGCAGAATTGAAGCAGCCATGATGGATGGCGCGGAGCAGCTGGCCAGAGATGTGCGGGCGCTGCCAAAACCGAGATCACAGATTCGAAAGTCTGGATACGCCCATCTACTGGACACCGTTTCGGCCAGAAAAGGAAAAAACGGGGAAGTAGAGGTCGGATGGGGAAAATATTACGGTCCGATGGTAGAAGCCGGAACATTGAAAATGAATGCACAGCCGCACCTGCGCGGGCTGTTCAAGAAAGATTCGAATAAATATTATAACCTGATACTGCAGAGATTGTTCAGGTAGAAAGGAAAAAAATATGTCAATCAAAACGAGAAAACCACCGCTGAAAGAAACTGTAGGAGCGCAGTATTGGTGCTTTAGCACACCATCAGAAGACGGACAGTGGTCGGAAACGTTTGAGGAAAACGTTGAGAAAACAGAAGTTGTTAAAAATGTAAAAGTAAAAGAAAATACCGGGTCAGTGGATACGCGTTCTTCTGGAAAGATTTACGATACAGATATTCGTCAGACATCAACCAATATCGATGTGGAGGTGGTGGCATTCCCGGCGGATACATTGGCCAAAGCACGTGGAGATGAAGTGACCAAAAGCGGTCTCATTTTATCTGGAGGAAGTGGTGTAAGACCATTTTTCGCCTATGGGAAGGTAGTGAAAAATAAAGACGGTTCTGAGCGGTATGATTGGTACCCAAAATGTAAGCTCACTGCAAATACAGATGATGCGGAAACAAGCGAAGAAACATTTTCTGCGCAGACGGATACAGTGACGATTGTTGCGTACCCATTTAACAGAAAAGGACAAATCAAAGTATCGGTAGATTCCAGCACAAAAGCATTCCCGGAGGGGCTGACAGAAGAAAAATTCTTTTCGAAGCCGATCCTCACAGATGACGATCTGACAACGGCAGTAGCCGGATAAGGAGAAACATGAAAGATTATATTGTAGATTTGACGGACGGCACACGGCTGCCCGTCAATGTTAATTTTGGCACGCTCTACTATCTGCAGAAGATGCCGAAATTTTACAAACTGGCAAAAAAGAAACAGGAAAAACTGACAGATCAGGAAAAGATGGATCTTGCGGCCGCATCCGTGTACGCCATCCTGCGGAGCAACGGAAAAACGGTGACGTTTGACGAGGCATTGCAGCTGGTGCCGATGGATGATGAGCAGATCCGCGTGCTGTTGGAGGGCTTTTCAGCCAGATGCGACGAATATGCTAAAAAAAAACGGGCACGCCAGCAGATGGCGAAGGGCTTGACGTAGACTGGGCAGAATACCGGATCTGCGCCGCGGAGATGGGAATGAGCGAGGAAGAATTTTTTAATTGCGATCCCATCTTTTTTAACGAAATGTACGAAAAATTTTGGGAGAGAAAGAAAGTAGGTGAGCTGTATGGCGGATGATATGAAGCGGGTTGGATTATCGTTCAAAACGGATGGTACAATTGATTTTCAGAAGAGCCTGAAACAGATTTCGGAAGCCGTACAGGGTAACCGGGAAGAATTTAAACGCGCGAAAATCGCCTGGGACGACAGCACGACGGCCATGGAGAAGCTGACCGACAGACAGAAGTATCTGCAGAAGCAGACTGAGACATACAACGAAAAAGTGGAGGTCCTGAGAAGAGAGCTTTCTGAGCTGGAGGAAGCAGAGAACAAAAACGAGAAAGCGATCTCACAGAAGAAAAAGCAGCTTTCCCAGGCAGAGACCACACTTGCCCAGTACCAGAAAGGCCTAAAAGAAGTAAATCAGGAAATCAAGAGTGGCTCTGCAGTTCTGGAAGAGAACATGAAAAAGCTCGATGACTCCATCAGCACGCTGGATGCATCCGCAAAAAAGAATGAATCCTCATTCGAGTTGATGAAGAGCCAGTGGGACAAGAACACCTCATCCGCGAAAAAATTAAAGGATGAGCAGAAGTATCTGACGGAGCAGGGCGAGACCTACCAGAAAAAAGTTGGTCTTGTGAAAGAAGAGCTGAAACTGCTGGAAAATGCCGAGGGTGACAATAAAAAGGCGATCGAAGAAAAGAAAGCCGCACTCAATGAGGCGGAGGTATCGCTGAATGAGTACAAGAGCCGGCTGAAAGAAGTCAATGAGCAGCTGAAATTCGGGAAAGCATCCATTGAAGAATACACCGAAAAAGTCCAGAAAGCAGGAGAAAAAGTCAAGAACGCGGGAAGCGGAATGACAAAAACGGTGACAGCGCCGATTCTTGCGGCCGGAGCGGCATCTGCAAAAATGGCTATGGATTTTGAGGATTCAATGGCAAAAGTTTCGACAATTGCGGATGCCACAGAAGTCCCGATGGACGAAATGCAGAAGGCGATTCTGAATCTGTCCAATCAGACAGGAATCTCATCAGAAGAGATTGCACAGAATATCTATGATTCTATCTCGGCAGGACAAAAAACGGGCGATGCAGTCAATTTCGTTTCGAACTCAACAAAACTGGCAAAAGCAGGTTTCGCGGATGCCGGAGCGGCGCTGGATGTGCTTACAACCATAATGAATGCGTATAGATTGAAAGCATCTGAAGTAACGAATGTTTCGGACATGCTGATCCAAACACAGAATTTGGGAAAAACGACGGTTGCTGATCTTGCATCATCAATGGGAAAAGTAATTCCGACAGCAAACGCCTACGGAGTAAGCCTGGACGAGCTGTGCGCGGGATATGCCATCATGACAGCGAACGGCGTTGCAACGGCAGAAAGCACAACCTATATGAACGGTATGCTGAATGAGCTCGGAAAATCAGGAACAACCGTATCGGAAACTCTGAAAGAAAAGACGGGAAAGACGTTTAAGGAATTGATGGACAGCGGCATGTCATTATCTGATGTCCTGAAAATAATCAGCGATGCGGCGACGGAAAACAACAAATCGTTTGGCGATATGTGGAGCAGTTCGGAGGCCGGAAAAGCAGGTATGATCCTGCTGGGAGACAGCGCTGAGAATTTTAATGGCGTTTTGGAACAGATGCAGAATAGTGCAGGTGCGACAAATACGGCATTTGAAAAACTGGACACAAACTCCACAAAGATTAAAAAGGCGACGAATGAGCTGAAAAACGATGCTATCGACCTTGGAACAACACTGATGGAGGAACTCGCACCGATTATCGAAAATATTGCGGAAAAGATTTCGCAATTTACAGAATGGTTTAACGGGTTGTCGGAATCGGAAAAACAGATGATTATACAGATTGGCCTGATCGTGGCTGCTATTGGTCCGTTGCTTATTGTGCTTGGAACAGTGGTGAGTAGCGGGGCAAAAATAATCGGAGGTATTCCGGTCATAGCAAAAGGCTTATCGGGTCTATTTGGCATCATCGCGGCGAATCCGGTCCTCGCAATTATAACGGCAATTGTGATTGCTGTTTTTACACTCTGGACAACCTGCGACGAATTCCGGGAAGGGGTACTCGAAGGGATTGATATTTTAAAAACGGTACTGACCGCCGGTTATGATTTCTGCGTGGAGCTGGGCGAAGAGAAGCTCGGCCGGATCCAGGATGCCTACGAAAAACACGGAGGCGGAATCACCGGAATCTTGGCCGCGAGCTGGCAGACATGGAAGGAAATATGGTCCACGGGATTTGATGTGATCGACAAGCTGACAGGCGGCAAGCTCACAGGAGTCAAAAATAAATTCTGGAGCAAATTTGAAGAAATCAAAAATGTGGTAAAAAATGCATTGGACACAGCGAAACGATTCCTTGCCGGCGATTGGCCAACACCAAAAATCAAAACACCACATTTCCAGATCTCGCCGCCGGGTTGGACAATCAGTGATCTGATCAAAGGCAGCATCCCGAAATTAAGCATCAACTGGCGTGCGAAAGGCGTGATCCTGAACCGGCCAACAGTGGTTAATCAGTCCGGAAACACGATCGACGTAGCGGGCGAGGCAGGACCGGAAGCCGTAACGCCGATTGAGACGCTGAAAAAGTACGTCCGCGAAGAAGTACGGGCCAATAATGCAGACCTGATAAAAGCACTTGCCGAGGTCCTGGGAGATCTTGGATTGACGATGGAAAACGTGATTAATCTTGGAGACGAAAGAATCTACCAGAAAGTCGTGAAATTAACCATCAAAGAGCTGAACAGACAGCAGATAAGTAAGCCTGTCTGGAAAGGAGGCTTTGCATGATTGACGATTACGAAGTTATTTTTGCAGGGGTCAGTTCCGCCGACCTCTGCATTTTTGCAGTCAACAGGCCGAACATCCCTGCAGCAGAACGGGACATCGAAACTCTGGAAGTGCCGGGAGTAGATGGGGCTTATCATATCGACAATGGCCGCTACAAGGAGATGACAATCTCGATCGAGATGAACTATATCGGCCCGGAGTCAAAATGGCACGAAAAATGGCGGGAAATCAAACGATGGGCACAGGAGAAAAATGCAGAACTGATCCTGAATGATGACCCTATTTTTTCGTACCGTGCCTATTATGCAGTATTAAGCGAAAACAGCAGGGAAAGCCTGCGGGTGGGAAAATTCACAATCACATTTTACTGCTCCCCGTATCTGCACGTCCGCGGAAGCGATGAATATGAAAAGCCATATCCAATGCCGGTATACTGGGGTCACAAAGTAGGCGGCGGAGGATACGTGCTGACAGAAAACGGCCAGAAAGTAGCCACAAAAAGAAGATTTTTTACATTGATGAATGATTATGATATTGCGTGCCCAAAAATCAAAATTGAGGGTCACGGAGAGTGCTGGGGACGAATCAACGGAAATGAGCTGCTTGCACAGGTCAACGGAACGTTGATCATCGATACGGAAAAAGAAATCACAGTGAATGGCCAGGGACGAAATGCGAGCAATGCGATCAGAGGAAATTATGAAGATTTCTATCTGAACCCGGGAGAGAACGTGATCTTATTTGATTCTGCATTTGAAATTTCAATTGCGCCGCGTTGGAGAACAAGATGATACAAGTTTACAAGCCAGAAAACAAAAATTACGAAAATAACGGTGACTGTGTACTGCATCCGACAAAATGCGAGCTGACTATGCAGCTTAGCGGGGAATGGGATATGGAGATCGAGTGCGCGGCGGATGCGCTGTATATTGATTGCCTGAAAGCCGGATCCGTTATCACAGCGCCGACCCCATACGGAGAAAACGAGCAGTTCCGGGTGTATGATGCAGAAAAGGAGATGGGTGGACTTGCCGCAAAGGCACGGCCCATCTTTTTTGATGCATCAAGAGAAACCCATCTGAAAGATGTGCGGCCAACACAGTGCACGGGCACGGAGGCGGCGGAGAAGATCAGCGTTGGAAAATATCGTGTTATTTCGGATATCACGGATATCAATACCGCGTACTACGTCAGGAAGAATTTGATTGAGGCGCTGCTGTCTGACGATGAAAACAGTTTCATCAACAGATGGGGTGGAGAACCTATTTTCAAGAATTACGTATGCCAGATGAGAAAAAGAGCCGGAGGAGATTACGGAGCAGAAGCGCGGCTTGGATTTAACATGTCGTCCGTTAAGGCGAAAGTAAACATGGATAACGTGGTTACCAGAATTATTCCGGAGAGCTACAATGGGCACACACTGCCAGATGATAGTTACTATGTGGACAGCCCCAATATTGGGAAATATCCGATCGCCTACACAAAAGTGGTACAATACGAAGACGTAAAACTGCAGGAGGACTGCGGAACCGATGAAACAGGATATGCTACACTGGAAGATCTGCAGAAAGCATTACGGAAAAAGGCAAAAGCAGATTTTGAGGCAGGATGTGACCTGCCGGAAATCACGTATGAAGTGGATCTTATCAACATCGAAAACACAATTGAGTATGCAGATGTGGAGAATCTTGTGAAAATCGGTCTCGGAGATTACGTGAAAGTGGAGAACAAAGATCTGCAGATATCAACAAGGGAACGTGCTGTGAGCGTGGTGTGGGACTGTATCATGAAAAGAAATACAACCGTCACGCTCGGATCCGCGGAGAACGATTATCTGGATCGGATCAGTGCGGCAATGAAAATGGCAGAGCTGGCGCTGAACAAAGACGGAACCGTAAAAGGCGATCAGGTAACCGGAATGATTAACTTGATGAAAACAAGACTGAAAGCAACGGCAGAGAATGCGGAAAAACAGGCGGCAAAAGCAATCCTTTTCGAAGAATTGGACAAGAACAGCGACCTGTACGGAGCGATGGCACTCGGCACAACGGGATTTTTGATCGCATCCGAAAGAACGCCGGACGGCAGAGATTGGGACTGGAAAACGTTTGGAACGGGTCAGGGATTTCTGGCAGATTATCTCATTGCAGGCGTGCTACTATCACAAAATTACAAAGATGGAGAACAAGGATTTAAACTGGACTTGAACAGCGGAAAAATTTTTGCATCGCTGTTGGAAATTTTTGGAAAAGAAGCAGGGAAACCATGCTCGGTTGCTTTGGAAAATGGAAGAATCCTGGTGAAAGAATCCAGCGGAAAGTCAGTTATCCAGATATCACCACTCCAAAATGTGGATATCGTGACTGGAAAAAGCACATGGTCGGGAATGATCGGAAAAGGAAATACCTTCATCGAAGTAAATCCGCAAGATGATTATATCAGGTTCCGAGCAGGGGCTATCTATGAGGGGTATTCCGGATCAGCGGGATTGAGCGGAAAACTCGTGTACTCGGACGAGAGTTATCTGGTTGTCCGAAACGGAAGAATCACAGGAGGAAGGATCAAGAAATCAGATGGAACGTGGGAGGAGTTAAAAAATGGCACTAATTAGCTCAAATGCTTATCTGAGTATGGAAAATGCCACAGATAATGCGCAGTACATCTACAATTTCATGGTCCGAAATGGAGCGTCGCAGAACGCGGCGCTTGCCGTGCTGGGTAATATGTATGCAGAATCAACGTGCAATCCGGGAATATGGCAGAACCTCGACAGCAGCAGAACAGACCTGGGATTTGGACTGGTGCAGTGGACCCCGTCCACAAAATATACGAGCTGGGCCGCGGCCAAAGGATATGAAAGCAAGAACATCAATGGGCAGCTGCAGCGGATCCTCTACGAGAAAAACGCAGGGATCCAGTGGCAGAAAAGAACCACATCAATGTCATTCGCAGAATTCTGGAGTTCCGGAGCAAGCCTGGAAACGCTGGTAGAATTATTTGAACTCAATTATGAGCAGCACGCCGGAGCAGTACAGCCAAAAAGAAAAGAGTATGCGAATTATTGGAAAACGCATCTGACGTTGGATGATGATTCGGTGGAAAAAATTGAAAAGGCGATTGCCTGGATGCTGAATATCGCGGCGGATAACTCACATGGGTATGATCAGGGGTATCGGTGGGGGCCAGATTATGACTGCTCATCATTCTGCATCACAGCGTGGCAGGAGGCCGGCGTGCCGGTGAAAACGTATGGAGCAAGCTACACCGGAGATATGCGAGCAGTATTCCTGCGCTGTGGCTTTTCGGATGTGATCGGGAGTGTAGACGTCTATTCCGGATCAGGTCTGAAACGCGGCGATGTGCTGCTGAGCGAGGGCTATCATGTTGCTACCTATATAGGCAATGGACAGATTGTACACGCATCTCAAAACGAATTCGGTGGAGCAGTGGGAGGACAGACCGGGGACCAGACGGGAACCGAAATCTGCACAAGAAGTTATTATTCCCACACACCGCCGTGGGATCATGTACTGAGATATAAGCAGGGAGGCACAGAGGAGACACCAACACCAGAACCAACGGCAACAGTGTACCCGGTACAGTGGATACCGGCATAGAGAGGAGACGAAAAAAATGGACATGACAATGTTTGAGTGGCCGACGAAAGCCAAAGTCGAAAGCACAGATTATGTAGCGATTTGCGACGCAGACGGAAATGAGAAAAAAATTGCCGTGGACGATTTGAAAAATATCCAGAAAGCAGAAACCACAGGGGAAACTGTGGAGGAGTGGCTGAAAACAAAACTGAAAAGCTATGCAGGATTTTCGGACGGATTCTACCCGGATCTGGGCGGATGGTCTGGAGGAACGGATGCATTCGGACTGATCACAAAAAAAGGAACAACAGTGCAGTATGTAGGTTTTATGGCGGACGGGAAAATTCGGATGGGATCTTACAACACACAGAACGAAGCCTACAAAATATATATGCACAGCGACGAGATGGCGAACCATCCGGTCGGATCTATATGGATCACAGAAACAGAAACTGCGGATCCGAACCAGATTTTCGGGGGAACATGGGAAAGATACGCCAAAGGGAGAACACTGATCGGCGTAGATGAAAATGATACAACCAAAAAATGGAACAAATCAGGAATCAAAGCAGGTGTGGCTGAAAACAATATTGACCACAAACACTATGAGACAAATGGAGCAGATGAAGGTCGAATGTATCAGATTTTTGGGGATAACGGAGGCCCATATGGATCTACGGTGCAGGCGAATATGACGGCAGCTTCATGGGCTGCACAGACGTCAGTTGGAAATATCAGAGTAAATAAGGTATCTGCCATGACGGATCGTGCACAGGTGATCAATAATCTGCCGCCATATATCACAGTGTATATCTGGAAACGAACGGCGTAGGAGGAGAATCATGAGAGTACTTGAATTTTCTGTTATGGGTCAGCAGATCGAAAAGCGGGGGGATTTTTCCGGTCTGGTGGCGGGCAGTGAGCAGTATATGACAGCAAAATTTTATTTTGACCGGGAGTGGGCCGGAAAAGTAAAAGTGGCAGAGTTCCGCCGAATTGACTCGAAGATTGCAGAATGCTTTTCAGAAAAAATCACTGGAAACTGCTGCATAGTGAGAACCGAGGTGCTGCACGGAAAGAAATGGTACGTGAACGTAGTAGGACTGGGAAAAGACGGAATGAAACTGTCAACAAACAGGGTAGAAGTGAAACAGGAGGAATGACATGAGCACAACAGACGAATTACTGGAAGAGATGCTGGAAGATGCGGAAGAGTACGCAACACCAGTCACGGACGATGATCTGCAGTTCTGGATTGACGAACATCTGAGAGTGATTTCTATCCCGAAAAACGGCGTAGTGGCTGGAGTTGAAGGAGATAAAAATGTAAATAAGATCAAATTCGGCATGAACCGGTACTACCACGGCTTCGATATGTCCACATTCTCCGGGAGAATTTTGTACTCAAACGCCAAAGGAAATAAAAATTACTACAACATCACAGATATGCAGGCAAGCGGGAGCGCCATCACGTTTTCGTGGCTCGTAGACGCCGATGCCGTGCAGTACATGGGGAAAACCGCGTTCGTGGTCTACCTCTTCAAAATTCAGGGCTCGGAGCTGCGGCAGAAATTCTATTCAACGTTGGCGACACTGAAAGTATTGGAAGGAATGGAAGTAGATTCCGCTGTACCAGTCGAAAAACAGACGGACATCATCGAGCGGATGAAAGAGGAGATCAGCGCCTACGCAGAAGAAGTCAAGAAAAGCCTGCCGGCCGACTACACGGCGATGACGGAGCAGGTTAGTTCGCTCAAGGAAGAGATAAATTATATTGATGAAACTGTAATCGGAAATAGAAATTTGATTGGTAAAGAATTGGGAAAACTCTATCCGATTTTCGCTCAAAAAGGGGACAAGTTTTATGTAAAAAAAATGAATAATGGCAAATTTGGATACTTAAAAATTCAATTTTATGATAACAAAAAAAGTAAAATAGAGAATGGATATTATGGTATAGCACTTCAACAGGGAAGAAAATTTACATATGACGTTGATAAAATTGGGTATTATGTTGCTTTTGAAAAAAGTGAAGAGGAACAAAGTTATTACGCTATTGGAAGTGCAATGCTAGTCCGTGGAGACGTTGAACCTCAGACATATTTTTTATACAATGAAAAGGACATTCTTGAACGCATTGGAGATATTGAAAAAAAAGAAATTCCAGAAATAGTTTCCAAAAATATTGATATAGAGCCGATTATGACAGCCATAAGCTTCTCTGATACAAAACAGACAGGAAACACGCTGTATAGAAAACATTACTTATCACTCTTACACTTGTCTGATAGTCATGGATATGCAAACACTGTTGAGGACGCATTTCAATATGCTGATAATTATAAAAACATCGATGCAGTTATTCACACAGGAGATTCACAAGAAAGCAACTATTTTCTTAATCGCACAGAAAATGGCTTTTCCGATACTGTAAAACCTTATGCTCTTAAATCCAAAAAACCTTTTTTGTATGTAATAGGAAACCATGATGCAGGAAACCACTTTGAAACAAGTTTTTCTGAAAAAAATTTATATGATTATTATATATCTGATATATCTCAAAAATCAAATTATATAGTAGGAAAAGAGAAGCCATATTATTATAAAGATTTTATAAATGAAAAAATAAGATTAATCGTCTTGAATGAATATGATAATCCAAAAGTTTTGGATAACAATGGGAAATATTTATTTGACCAATGGAATCGTTTTTTTTCGCAAGAACAAGTAACGTGGCTATGCAACATTCTTTCATCAACGAAAAAAAACAGTTTAAATGGACTTCCAAACGATTATTCAGTAATAATTGCATTGCATCAGAAAGTATATGACCTTGACATTGACACCTTAAAAAGCAATTTCTCGTATATGAAAGGACGTACTGGGTGGAAAGGCAGTACGGGTGATTATAAATCGAATCAGAGTAACAATGTTTTACGAGATATTATTGATGCTTTTATTTCAAGAAGCCAACTGAATAAAATTTATGATGTTGATAACGAAGCATATCCTTATCTTCCCTTAAATACATATACCGTAAATGTACTAGCTGATTTTTCCGACCGAGAAAATAGTAATTTTATTTGTTTTTTGTCGGGGCATACACATTATGATAATGTCGGATTTGTAAAAGGAACAAAAAATAAAATGTTAAATATTGTCGTGACTGATTCAGCAAATCCAACGACACAAGCAAGCTATACGGATGATTTACCGAGAATTGCAGGAACACGGAGCGCAGATGCATTTAACATTATATCGTTTGACACAGATAATAAAGAAATAAAAATATGCAGAATTGGTGCGAACTGCACATATGATATGATTGAAAGAAAATGTACAAAAATAAGTTATAACATTAACTAAAACAAGGCTTTAGTGAACTAGATTTTTGAAAGAAAATCGAAAATATATTCGAAATCGCGCATGAAATGTGGTATAATAAGAGGGTAGAAAACTAAAAAGGGAGCCGAACTCCCGACGACCAATCAAAAAGTTCGACTCCTACACCACCCACAAGGGGGCTGTGATTATTATAACACATCCACCTCCTTTTGGGTACCCCACAAGGAGGTTTTTTTATGCGCGAACAGTTTGTGAAAGAATTCGTGACGAAGCTTGTGAACCAGATCCCGGATGATGCACTTAAAATCGTGTATCAGAAATTGACCATTTTTGTGTCGGACTACGAAATAGAGCCGAGAAAAACGGAAATCGTCCCATACGAGGGATATCTTCCGGAATGCTATGAGATTTATTTTGCGACACGAAAAATCGAGGGACTGAGCATCCGCTCGCTGGAGCTGTACAACATGGTCCTCCGGGATTTCTTTTTCCAGGTCAATAAGCAGCTGACAGAAATCACGACGAACGATATTCGGGTGTATCTGTACCAGACCCAGGAAACAAGAAAAATCAGCAATGCAACGCTGGATAATCGCCGAGTCATTATTCACACATTCCTGGAGTGGGCGGCCAACGAAGGATACATCGGAAGCAACCCATGCCGAAACATCAAGGCGATTAAGTATGAGCGGGCACAGAGAAAGCAACTATCCGGAATGGAGCTGGAACGGGTGAGAAATGCGTGCGAGACGCTCAGAGACAAGGCCATGATCGAGATGCTGTATAGTACCGGATGCCGCGTGACGGAGCTGGAACGCCTGAACATTACAGACGTAGATTTTGAGCAGAAGGACGTGCATCTTTTTGGAAAGGGGGATAAGCACCGTACATCGTGCCTTAATGTACGAGCCGAACTTGCGCTGAAAAATTATCTTGCGACAAGAAATGATGATAACCCAGCCTTATTTGTTTCAGAACGCGCTCCTCACGGCCGGCTGAAGAAGCCGGCGATTGAGAAAAGGGTGCGGCAGTTGGGAGAGATGTCTAAAATCGGGCGGAGAGTGTATCCGCATCTGATCAGACACACGACTGCGACAGATGGATTGGATCGAGGAATGCCAATCGAAGAGGTACAGCAGTTTCTCGGGCACGTAAATATTAACACCACCATGGTCTATGCTCAGGTATCAAGAGCCAATTTAAAGCGGGACCACAGACGGTACATTGTATGAGAGCGGATTTCCGCTCTCATTTTTTGAAGGAGAAAACATGACTGAGATTAGAGCAGGGCCCGCGCGGAGGTCCTATTTTTGCCAATAAAATAAGAAGAGAAGGAGAAAAAATCATGAAAATTATTGACTCTTATAACGCTATAGTAGGCAGCGTGGTAGCGGTGCTGTCGTATCTGCTGGGGCCGCACTGGATCCTGTTTGCACTTTTCCTCGGCCTGAATGTGGCAGACTGGCTCACGGGCTGGATGAAAAGTAGAATCGCCCACAAGGAGAGTTCCAGCGCGGGCTGGAAAGGGGTACTCAAGAAACTCGGGTACTGGCTTATGATTGTAGTAGCATTTGGAGCGAGCACGGCTTTTGTTGAAATTGGCAATACAATCGGGATTGACCTCAAAATCACAACACTGTTGGGGTGGTTTGTCTTAGCGTCACTGCTGGTGAACGAAATCCGGTCGATTATTGAGAATTTTGTGGAAGCCGGATTTAATGTGCCAATAGTCCTGACTAAGGGACTGGAAGTCGCGGACAAAGCAATCAACCAGGAGCAGGAAAAGAAATCAGAGTGAGGGCGGCCAACAACCGTCCTCTTTTGCGCGCGGCGCAATTCCGGCAGAAAGAGCGAACATGAAAATTGATAGGTCATACATGTGCGCAATGAACAAATTACCATAGACGTACATAAAAAGCCCACACGGGGCTATACGAGGCTCTGACGGGCGAATAACAGGAGGTTAGAAAGATGGAAGTATTAAAATTTCTGGAACAGATCCCGTTGCCGATTCTGGTGGTGGCACTTGTGATCCTGGTTGCATACCAGTTGATCCTGAAAGCCGAAACTCAAGTGGGTTGTAAGCCAGGCACACGGACTCTTACCAAAGTGGATGCAGGTTTTTGTAACAGAAGAAATGATGATGAAGGTAATTGATGAATGGTTCAAAGGCGTGAAAGACCTGCTGGACGACGGGAGGGTAAACGGATCCCAGCAGTAGTTATAAAGAAGGTCAAAGAGCGGGTATGATGCCCGCTCTTTTGCTGTGAAAGGAGAACGTCGTGGCAATTTCACGAAATATGAATACGGATGCGGCATATAACTGCCTGATCGCTGCCGGGGCATCAGTTTACGGAGCTTGCGGAGTGATGGGAAATATCTTTGCAGAATCGGGGTTCAATCCCCGTAATCTGGAAGACCTGTGCGAGGAACGCCTGGGGTATAAGTACACAGACGATACCTATACCGAGGCGGTAGACAGCGGAGAGATCTCTCGGGAGTTGTTTCTGCATCCGATGGGAGACAGCCGCCAGTATGGCTATGGCCTGTGCCAGTGGACAAGTGCTGGCCGAAAAGCTGGATTGTATGATCTGGCGAAAAAGAAAGGGGTTTCGATCGGAGACCCGACAATGCAGATTGAGTACATGATTTCGGAACTGCAGAGCAAGTACCGAGGCGTTTTCTATGCACTCAAGAACGCGCAGACAGTGCAGGAAGCGTCAGATATATTCTTGACGAAGTTTGAGCAACCCCTAGACACTGGATCCGGGGTAAAAAGCAAACGAGCCTTTTATGGTGAACAGTATTACATGCTCTATCAGGGCGAAAACGAGAAGGAGGAAAAACCTATGAGCTTAATTTCTAACAGCGGACACGATGAAAACGGCAGATATTCCGGCGGCAGAGCTGGAGATCAGACAGGAACCGAATGGGCACTGATTCCGTGGTATTCCCGTCCATGGAAGTGTGTGTTAAGATACCCGAACTCAGCAGTCCGCGCGAAAATCGCAGAACTTGCTGTGAAAGCCGCGAAAAACGATCTGGTTGGTTATGATCAGAGCCAGCGAGACACCTATTGGCAGCATCTCAAAGCCAGCAACTACGATCCATCACAGATCACGGTTGCTTGCGAAGCTGATTGCTCTGCAGGAGTCATCGCCAATGTCAGAGCGGTCGGTTACCTGCTTGATAGTGATGCCCTGAAAAATCTGAAAGCCACCTATACCGGAGACATGCGGAAAGCATTCAAGGCAGCGGGATTCCTGGTTCTGACTGAGAGCAAATACCTGAATGGCCCGGACTACCTGTTAGAGGGAGATGTCCTGCTGAACGATGGAGCCCACACAGCCACCAACGTCGAAAATGGCAGATATTCTGGCGGAACATCCGGGATGAATACAAATACCGGATCCGGTAGCAACAATGCCAGAAACAACGTTTCTGATGGTCAGAAATGGCTCAACAGCAACTATGGGGACAAGATCCTGAAGTATTGTGGAGCCAAACTGCGCGTGGACGGAGACTACGGCGATAAGTCCAGATGGGCTGCCCTGGCGGTTTGGAAAGACTTGATGAACCGGAGATACGGCACGAAGCTGGATCCGACCAACAAGAACTTTTTCGAATCATGCAAAAAAGTTGCTTCGAAAGCCACCGTCAGCCATGGAACTCAGGGAACCTTTACCTTCCTGGTTCAGTTCACCCTCGCAGCGAAAGGCTTTTATTTCGGCAACATGGACGCTCTCTGCGGAGACGGTCTGACCGCCGCGATCAAGTCTTACCAGAAATCAAAAGGCCTCGAAGCTGATGGATACTGCGGAGCCAACACCTGGTACGCACTGTTCAACTGATGAATCAACTGACCGGTTGCGATCCTGAAACGTGATCGGTCAGAAGTAACCCGCAAACCACGCAAAAAGACTTTCTTACCGGAGAAATCCGGTGCAATTCCATACATGCAATTTATACGACACTTTGCCCTGGGTATCTTCGGATACCTGGGGCTTTTTTATTGCCATTTTTTAAGGTAAAATTAAAATAAATATATTACGTAAAATGTATTGACATATTGCGCAATATGTGATATATTATAACCATAGAAACGAAATAATAATTGATGAAAGAAATATTTACTCGGAAGATTGGAAGAGGTGATAATAAAATGGTAAAATTAAAAGTTGGTAGAAATATAATTGAACTTGATGAAAAAGATCTAATTTTAGATAACGGAGCTTGTTATCAAATTGTTACTAAAAAAGTTGGAGGATTTGATTGGTATTATCCGATAATGAGTAAAAAATTGTTTTATGATTTAAGAAAACTTGAATTAATTTTCACAAGTGAAGAATTAAAAGAAGAGGCTATAAAGAAATATGGTACATCGGTAATAACTTATTGGAAATTTAACATTGAAAGAATGCAAAAACTTGGATATTAAATCGATGTAAAGGCGGTAATTATGAGAGAAACAAAAGAATTTAATCAAATTGAATACATCAACAATTACATAAAGAAGAAATACGATCGGATAAATTTGGTTGTACCGGCGGGAAGCAAACAAGTTATTAAAAGTAGGGCTGCACAAAAAGGAAAAAGTGTCAATCAGTATATAAATGAACTGATCGACAATGACTTAAAAAATAGTAAAGAGAAAAAAGGAGATAAGAAAATGAAAAAATTTGAAATCGTAAAAACAACAGCAGAAATCAGCTGGAAAGAAAGGGATGAAATCAAGGAAGGATGCACGATGTACGATGTGGATCCGGAAAAAATTGCTTCATTCGGAACCAAAGAGGAAGCCGAAAAGGAATTGAAAAAATACAAAACGGATGTTTGCACATCCGGAAGCCTCTTCACGGTCGAAGAGTTTTCGATCCAGGAAAACGAATATGACGAAGACGGCGAGTGGATCGGAGGCGGAGATATTTGGAAGTTTACTCCAATGGAAATTTTCGTGGTCGACAAAGAAACGCGGAAAACAATCGCAAAAGTCGAAACTTACGAAGAGGCGGAGGAGGCCGCAGAAGAGTATGAGGGCGATGCGGGCGCCGATATCGTGTTTTACGAATAAAAAAATAGTCGTGTCGAAATGGCACGGCTTTTTTTATTTGCAAAAAAATGCACATTATACGTATAATGTGCTAATATATAATCACAGAAAGGAAATAAACAAATCAGAAAGGTGGTAGTAAAAATAGAAGAAAAAGTGGTAATAACGAATAGTTCGGAAGCAAAGAATTTAAATGAAAATGAATATTTCACTGCATATTTTAATGACGTAAAATATGGTATGACAGATTATTACGAGGACCTTGATGGTAACGGAGCTGCAGAAGTGGTGCAACGAGCAGAAATAATGAGGAGACGCAGGGATACCAACCCCTGCGTCTTTTCTATAAAAAACTATTGGGAAACTTGAAAAAACTATTGACTTTTGTACTCCAATGGAGTACAAACTACTGTGCTTATTGGCACACAACACCGGAAAAGTTTTGACCCACAAATACATTCTTCAGAATGTCTGGGGAAGCAGTCTAGAAACAGACATCGGATCTCTGCGCGTCTTTATGGCAACACTGCGAAAAAAACTAGAGCAAGCTCCCATCTCCCATCAATATATCCAGACCCACGTCGGTGTCGGATATCGAATGATGAAAGTAGAATAAACTGACCGCGCTCAACGATACAAAGGCAGCT